TTGCGCACCTGCACGGTGGTGCAGCGGCAGTTCCATCCCAACGGCGGCAGGTAGTTGTTCCAGAACGGGTCGGATGGCGGCAGCGTGGTGCCGTCCAGGATGGCGTGCTCCTCGCGCACGCGGTCGTCGCCGGCTGTGCGGTACTGCAGGTCGTAGTCATCGCCGTCCTTTTCCCACTCCTTCCATTTCACCGCCATCTGCGTGCTCTGCACGGCAAAGTTGTACTCCGCCTGCAAATAGCTGCGGTTGTAGGTGTTGTCGATGCGCTGCACATCGCGCTGGAACTGCTCGAACGGTTTGAAAGTGCCGTCCGCGCCCTTCATCAGCTGCGATGCCTCCGTCATTTCGTGGTGCGTCTTGAAACCGGAGAAGTAGAAGCTGTTCTGCTCGAGTGCGGCGGTGAGTTCCGGCGGCACCTCCTGCGAAACGCCCAACTTGTGCAGCGGTTCTGAAAGTACGTCGTTGGTGGCTTTCACAAGGTCGGCAACGGGACCCTTCGCCAGCATCTCCGGCTTGTATCCCTTCTTTTTGTGCACATATTCAGCCGCCTTTTGAAATGCCGTTGAAACGGTGTTTAAGCGGTCGTTATCAATGGATAATTGAGAATTGAAAATTGAAAATGAGGGGTTGATGCCGTAGAGTTTTTGCAGTGCGGTGTGGAAGTCATCGTAGGTGGATGGGCGATGTCGGTCGCCCATCAGACGAAAAAACGGTCTGAGGCAGAGAGACTGGAATCCAATGAAATCTGCTTGTCCTTGACCGGTATTCCGAACTTCTCGGTAAGCCAGTCGTTGTCAACGTCCTTGTATGGCAGAATGTCCTTCACGAGCTGCCAGGTCTTTTCAGGGTCTTCGACGGCGGCGTAGCGGAAACGGCAGCTGTTCTGCGGAATCCAACCGATGGCCGCCAATGCTGGAAGGATGGTTCCGTTCATATAGGTTTCCACCATCCGCTTGTCGCTCTCGATGAGGCGGTCGAGCATTCCGATGGAGCTCTGTTCCTTGGAGTAGTTGCCGTTTTCGGTGTCTTGTCCGATGATGGCGCCCGACACCAGCATACTCACTTCCTGGTTGCAGAGGCGGATGAGATTGGCATACACATCGCCGTTGGTGCTCACGCCCTGTGCGAACTGGAACTCCTCGTTGGTATCGATGACGAAGGCGGCGGCAGCGCCCATATCCTGTAGCATCATTTCCGCACGGGCAAGCATCGCTTCGTCCTGCGTGTTGGTCTTCACGTAGCGCGGCGGGATGCCGTAGATTTCGCACAGTTCCGACCAGCAGCTTTGTGCGAACTTCTTGAAAAGGATGTGCGGAACGGTTTTGTTTAGCAGACCGAGATGGTTGCTGTTGAACTCGATGATCCATTTTCCGAACTCGGATGCATCACGATAGGCAATGAATGCGTTCTGGTACTGGTCCGGGTAGAATCTGCCTGTTGTCGGGTCGATGTTCTGCCTCGGCACGACGTACATTTCCGGCACGTTCTTTTCGTTAGACAGTTCGATGAGCGAGTAGCCGTACAGCTCGCTGTCGAGTGCTGCCTTGATGATGTCTGCCATAATGGGTATGTCGTTGACGGCTGCGGTAATCTTATCATTTACCTTACCGTCGGCATCCACCAGCTCGAAAGGAGTTGCAATGGTTCTTTCGTGCCGGTTGTTGACTTGTGAGGTGAGCAGCGCATCATTGGCGATGTTGTCGTAGATGTCTTGCAAGAGATAGAACTTAGGATTACTGGCAAGCTGCGCCATATTTCTGGCGTGGTTCCAGTCGGCAACATCCTTTCGGGTCTGCGTTATGCTTTTCTTCACCACCTTGGGTGAAATAGTGGGCGATTTTTTCATAATTGAAAATTGAGAATTGAAAATTGAAAATTGAGAATTGAGAATCGATAATTGAAAATTGAAAGTTGGAATCCGTCATTTTCCTTTTTCAATTTTCCATTCTCCATTCTACTCGTGGTTGAATTTTTGTCTGCTGGTCATACGGAATGGTGCAGCAGTGGTGGTTGTTGTGGTTGTTGTGGATGGGGAAGGGAGTCCGTAGAGGATGATTCTTGAAGTTGCGTAGTCTCCCATACCTGCAATCTTCTCCAGTGTGAGGATGGTGTTGTCGTAACGTTCCTTCACGTGGTCGTAGATGATGTCCACGTTGGAGAGTTCGCAGATGTTGTAAGCTGCCACGCGCTGCACCATCCGCATCACGAACGGGTCGCGTTCGGTTCCGGTGGCGCTGAAGATGGCGTCCACATCGTAGATCTTCCAGGCGTTGTACTGCTGCTGAGTGAGCCCTGCGGTTTCGCGTCGTGCGTTGGCGGCCTCAAAGTAGCCACGCACCTCCGTTACGGCTGCAAGTATGCCCTGCTCGATGATGGAATTGTCGTTCTCCGCAATCTGGTTCATCTGGTACTGGTAGAGCACGCTCTTCATCTCGGTGGATGACACGAACATCGCTTGCTGCGGGGTGTTCGGCTGGTTGTTGGTGTTTTCTTCTGGCATAGTTGTTTAATTGAAAATTGAAAGTTGAAAATTGAAAATTGAGAATCGATAATTGAAAATTATGGCAATATTGCCGATGAAGTGTTCGTTATGGAATGATTAACTAAAACTGCTATTATGAAGGATAATGTTGTTAAAGAGAAGTCGTATGCCTTTGCCATACGCATTGTGAAACTGTACAAGCTATTGTCAACCGAAAGACGGGAATATGTCCTGTCGAAGCAATGCCTGAGAAGTGGGACGGCCATCGGTGCACTGATATTTGAAGGTGAGCACGGACAATCGAAAGCTGATTTCCTAAGCAAGATGAACATTGCCTTGAAGGAAGCCAATGAAACGGCGTACTGGCTCAATCTGTTAAAAGATACGGAATATCTGTCTGAAGCTGAATTCCAATCGCTTAACAGTGACATCACGGATATAATAAGATTGCTCGCCAGTATTGTAAAAACGACCAAGGCTGTGTTAAAATAATTTTCCATTTTCAATTCTCCATTTTCAATTAGTACTTCCTGTCTTTTCTGGGCACGAACGAGAACTTGGCATTGGAGCACCGTGCCCGCTGCGAAAGCATCCACACGGCTGATTCGAGCGCATCCGGTGCATCGTCGTGTGCACGGCTGCCTCGCTCGAACAGGAGCAGCTGCTCTTCGAGCACCTTCATTCCTGGAGACTCCTTCTCCTTTTCGTTGAATACAATAAGTCCGCGCTCGAATAGGGGCTGCATCGCCTCTATCCGGGCGAACTTGTCTCCTTTGGCACGCTTGTCGCCGATGATCGGGACGTGGTGTCCTATGGTGTTTCCGATTTCGGAAAACTCGTCAAGCATAAGGTCCTGCATAAAGTTGGCCTCCATATAGTACATTACCGGGACGCGTCCGTCAACGAAGTCCATCATCGCATAGTGCCAGCCGACCATTTCGGAAACGGAAGTCTGTGCGGCGAACGCCTTCAGCACGTGGAAGTGTCCGTCGGGCGACTTGCCCACGAGCATCGTGGCCTTGTAGTCGGCGGTGGCGGAGTTCTTGAACGACGGGTCGGTATAGCAGATGAGCTGCCTGTAATCCTTGAGTGGGAGCATTTTCCCGTAATGGATGTCCTTGGTGCGGAACACAGCGCCCTCCGTCATCGGATTGTTCATATACTCCTTCTGGAAGTTCCGCTCGCCCATCATATCGCGCATCGCCTTCACTTCGTCGGGCGTGTAGTTCTCCTTCCACGACGGGTTTCCGTTTCGGTCGAGGATGTTAACGGTGGTGTGATGCACGCCTGGGCGTTCGATGATTCGGGAAAGGATGGAGTCCTTTGCGATGCGGTTTCCGACGATGATGAAGCGACCTCTTCCCGCCTCCATAGTGCCGAACAGTGCGGAAAGCACCCATTCGGTCGCCTGTGACACGCGCTTCGGATTTCGTACCATCTCATCGTCGTCAATATCGTCGATGACGATGTAGTCGGGTCTGCGCCCGTTCTTCTTAAGACCGCGAGGCGACTGCCCGCGTCCGAGCGACGTGAAGTAGTATCCGTCAACGGTTGTGAACTCTCCTTCCGCCCAGTTCCCGTTCTTCATCTGTTCGCCGAAGTCGTGGATGAACAGCTCGTTGAACTGGAGTTCCTGCTGCAAGTCGGCAAGAAGCCGGTCTGCCGATTCCTCGCTCTTACCAACGAGCACCATCGTATGGAACTGCCGTTTTTCCTGTATCTTTAGCCATAGCGGTACGAACACGCCGAGGTGCGTTGACTTGGCGTGACCGCGCGCCCACTCGAAAGCGGAACGCGCATTCGGATTGTTGAGGATGTATTTGGCAGCATCAATCTGGAACCTGCCGCACTTCGATCGTGCCGTTTCCTTGAAATATGTGCTCACGAAGAAGTCGTAGTCCTTACGAGCCCGTTCTATACGCTTGTGCTGCACATCTTTGTTCTCGGTTATTGCCAGCGAGCGCTTCTGTATGCGTTCGTGGTTCCGGCACCACTCCTTGTATTGCTCCGTCTTTCTGAAATCAGTCATTGCAAGTTGTTTTTTCGGTGCAAAAAAACGCTGTTTTTTAAAGATATAAAAATATATAAGTCACTGTGATAAAGATATTTGTACGGTTATGAAAAGGGTAGTTATTTTGCCGAAAATTTCAAAGCAAATGGCGACAAAGAAAGAATTGGAACAAAAGAAAGAGCTTGCCCGCCTCTACTATATGCAGGGAGAAAACCAGAAGGCCATAGCAGAAAAGGTGGGTGTGAGCGAAGTCACACTCAGCCGATGGGCTGATGCGGGAGGCTGGAAGGAAAAGCGTGCTGGCGTGAACATCACCAGGCCGGAAATCGTGAACAAGAACCTGATACTCATCAGCAAGCTGCTTGACAAGCTGAATGACGAAGAGATAGACCTCAAGGATGTAGGCAAGATCGTTGACCAGGTGAGCAAGCTTGCCGCTGCCATCGAACGCATCGACAAGAAGGCGAATGTGATTGACGCCATCGAGGTTTTCACAGCACTCAACAAATGGCTGGAAAAAAGAATGGAGTGGGACCAGAACGTCACTCCGGAGCTCATCGCACAGTTCGAGCGATACCAGGACCTTTACATATCTGAACAAATCAAGAAATAATTGAAAATTGAAAGTTGAAAATTGAAAATTAGGAGGTCCCTTTTTCCATTTTCAATTCTCAATTAAAAAATAGAACAAAGAAGAAATAATTGAAAATTGAAAGTTATCAGACATCATTTTCCATTTTCAATTCTCAATTCTCCATTAAAAAAAATACTATGGGAAACAAGAAATATACATTCGTCCTCTGCGACGGGAACAGCAAGAACAGCCACGGCTTTCGCACCAACGTTGACGGAATCAGTCTGGAACGTTTCAGGAACAATCCGGTGATGCTGTACGGCCACGACTCCTATTCGCTTGAATCGGTTATCGGCAAGTGGGAGAACATCCGCATCGAGGATGGCAAACTGATGGCCGATGCCGTATTCGATACGGACGACGAGATGGGGAAACGTGTCGCCGGAAAGGTGGAACGCGGTTTTCTGAAGGGCTGCTCAATGGGGCTGCACGTCATTTCGATGGTAGATACCGATGAAGAGACCGTTGCCGAAAAGAGCGAGATTCTGGAAGCTTCCGTGTGTTCCATACCGAGTGACGCCAATGCCGTCCGGCTTTACGATGAGAACAGAAAAGAGTTGACCTTCGAGCAGGTTAGACTTCAATTTAATAACCAATTAAACAACCAAGAAATGGACAAGAACCAAGAAAAGAATGAAGCGGCGCAGAATGTGTCCGCCAAGGATGCCGAGATTGCGAACCTGAAAGCGCAGCTCGCCGAATCCAAAAAACACGAGGTGGATACGTTCCTCTCAGCAGCCGTTCAATCCGGAAAGATTTCCGAATCCGAAAAGGACAACTTCGCCAAGCTGGCAGAAGGCGACTTCGACACCGTGAAGGCCATCGTTGACGCAAAACAGCCCAAGGCGACTACCAGTCTGAAAGATCTCCAGACACAGACCGCAGCTTCCACTCCGGCTGGCCGCGAAAGCTGGACATATCTGAAATGGATGAAGGAAGATTCCGAAGGCCTCAAGAGATTGAAGGCAGAGAATCCTACCGAGTTTGAAAGACTCAAACAGAATTTCGCCTAATCAATTCATCACCTATCATTAACCAAACATTAAAAAGTTATGTTGAAACAAATTTTTGCAGCGATCATTCTCGCTATGTTCTACCCCGACGGATCGTGGCTGAACGAACTCACCAGTATGGACCACATGGTCGAATACGACAAAATCAACCTCGCAGAGGTCGGAGCCGACCCGAATGTCATCAAGGACAACTCCACCTGGCCGCTCACACCGACCACCAGAACGGACACCGGTATCGAGATTCCATTGGCCACCTTCGACACCGAACCGACCCACGTGACGCACGTTGAGGAGCTGGAAACGTCATACGACAAGTGCCAGAGTGTTGTGATGCAGCACGCCAACGCACTAAGAACCAAGGCATCGCTTTCCGCATCATACAATATCGCTCCCGCAAGCAACGCTGCCGACACGCCCGTGTTAGCTACCACCGGCAACGACCGCGGAGACGGTAACAAGGCGCTCACCTATAAGGACGTTCTTGCCCTCAGAACCAAGTTCAACAAG